GCTATGCTGTTGCACCGGTCATGCGCGAACCTTCTCCCTCAATAATTTAAAAGTCAAGAATTCAGTGATAGGCTTATTTGCCTTCTCTTGATTATATGTTGGGTATAGGTTTGTAATCTTCCTTGCTCTCTTCTCCTGTTCTAGGACCTCATTATCTTTAAGAGCTACAAACTCTCGAATCACAGGATCTGATTGCCAAATAAAATTAATCCAAAAGGATTTAAATAGAGGATGTTGAAACATATTTTCACTCCTCATAATAGTCTGAATAGCTGCAGTGAATTTATTAAAGATCGCCACTTTCTTGCCATTCTCAAGCATCTTTTCATTATGAAATGTTTCAGGACACTTGTTCATCTCCGCGCAACGAGACATTCTATAAACTAGAGCCCACTTCGTTTTACCATCATAACCTAAATAATTGACAACCGCTTTACGTTGGCAGAATTCAAAGGAGTCCCTAGAAAATAGATTCTTATCTTTGTTTCCTGGAGTTCCAGCGTAATCATAATTTCGAATAATTAAATCTAATATTCGATCCATCGTTTTCGTGCTCCATCTCTCACTATTAGCGAACTCGACTACTTGGTCGTCACCAATTCCTAACGCGTTCTTAACCTTAATATGGTACTTTAACTCAAAATAAGTCCAAAAGATGATATTCCATAAGGTTTCAAGGAAGTTTGTCCATTCACTTCCAGATACCAGTGCGTGATCCTGGTCAATGTAACCGAGATTTGTTAATATCGGCTGACTGAATACATAACCGATTATCTCCTCTAATTCATTCCAGTATTTGCGTTTAAAGTAATGTTTAATTACTTCAAATACCGCCATTCCATGGAACTTATTGAAATGCTGATCCATTTTATCATAGTCAGCACTTAATTTTACAGTTCTATCTTCAAATTTAGAGGCAACAGATTGAACTGTGTCAAAGCCTTCCCATGGTGTGAAAAACTTCAACTGTCGAGTACGTAAATACTCTTGTAATGGTTTCTGGAATCGTTGTCCATTTACGACTACTGCCATAGCAGTCATGAAAATGTTTCTGGCATCAACACCAGTTTTACCAGGGGTTGCTCTAGTTCCAGGTGTATTAGGAAATTTTCTTTTAATACATGTAGGTGCATCCATTTTAGCAGCTCTAGTTGCTCTTGGATCCTTCTTCCTAATATAAAGATTGTACGCAGAAGTGGTATTGTACTTATCTTCACCTAATCCCTGTTCAATGACTTGGTCTACCGAAATAGGGTCGCCTGATTCATTAAAGCCTAACGCCTTAATTACCAATCGTTGAGCTTCCTTAAACTTAGGATCCTTCAAAATTAGAGGAGCATCTAAATGTTCGAAGTACTCATTAAAGCCATCCAAGCGTAGCTCTAATGGGGCCGCTTCCCCTTGGAAACCAAATTTAGGCATAAAGCCTAAATCCCAGTCAGACAATTCTTTCAGGTCCTTCATGCTCTTTAGCTTATTCTCGACCTGATTCTTAACCCAGTCAATAGACTTATTAGGGTAGAAGAATTTGTTTGATGGAGTAGCAGGTCTACCTTTAGCTAAATTGTTTAGCGCCTGTCTACATCCTAGTGTACTATCGTATACACGTTGAACGTCTTCAGGAAACTGAAGAAATTTAACTTTCATAATTTTCCTCCTTTCTGAAATTAATGAAAGAATTTTAACTTGTACCAAAT